ATTGTACTATGTTGATGAGAGTAGGGGAGTTGACAAAGTGACAGAAACTCCGTAGGCTCTTGACAGAGAGTCAGAACGTGCGACGTTCTATCCGACAATATGTAACGGAATTTTTTTTGTATATGCAAAAAAATACCTCTTAACTCGGATTAAAAAAAAAAATGTATATTTGAAAAAATTAAAGGATAGAAAAAACTTATTTTACTTAGTATAAATTATAGTACAAAATTAAAAAAGTAAGGAAATAAGGGAAAAATGCGATAAGAAAAATTGATAGAAAAAGGTGAACAGTATAAAGAAAAGCGATTAAATAGATAAAACTTATGAGCAGACATAGAGAACAATACGAACACCTAAGAAGACATAAAAAAGAAACAAGATGGATCACAAAAAGTGAATATGTAGATGGAGAAACAGGAGAAATAATAAACAAACAAAGAGTAATAAATAGTGAATTTTATAAATTAAAACAAACAGTAAATTATGAATGTAGTAAAGACCAAAAAATCAGAAACCTTATTAACGAATGTAGAAGAACAGGACAAACAAACCTCTTCGGAAACAATTAGTAGAGAAGAAGTGAAAGACAGCCCATTTCACGTAATAACAATAGATGGAGAAAGCTTCGGAATAATGGGAGATTATAGGCTAACGGAAAAAATGAGCAAAGAAAAAGTAAAAAAAGAATTAAAAAAAATAACATGGAATAGAATAATTCAAGTAATCATGTTATTAGATGAAATAAAAACTAACCTTAAAACAAGTAAATAATGAAAACAGAAATCGGCGGAGATAGATTAGGATCCGGAAACAAAGAAAGCGTAAGCTTAAAAAATTATGAAAGATCAACACATGATCTAGGATATATATGGAGAAGTTCAATGGCAAGTGGAACATTAGTGCCATTTATGAGTGAAGTAGCATTGCCAGGAGATAGCTTCGATATTAAATTGGATTGTGATGTAAAAACGTTGCCAACAGTAGGACCATTATTCGGTAGTTATAAAATACAAATGGACGTATTCCAATGTCCAATGAGATTATACCAAGGAAAACTACACATGAATATGTTGAATATAGGAATGGATATGAGCCAAATCAAATTACCTCAAATAACAATGCATTCATATTATGATGAAACAAAAGGAGACAATCAACAAATCAATAGTAGTTCGATATACTCATACTTAAATATGAGAGGATTAGGTAGAAATAGTGAAGTTTATGCAACAAGAGAATTTAACGCAGTACCATATTTGGGATATTGGGATATATATAAAAATTACTATGCAAATAAACAAGAAGAAAGAGGGTTTGTAATTCACAACAGTGATACAAACAATAGTTATACAATATCATATTTTAACGTAATAACGAATGGTCTAGTAACAAACATAACAAATAGCGGACAAACAATTAATGTAACAACTCCAATAGTAGAGGCAGAAATAGGATATAGTTGGGGAAATACTCAAAATGAATATGGGGAACCAAATATTAACGATATAACATTTCTAATAAACGGAACAAGTAAATATATTACAAATTATTGGCAAACAATATTAGTAAATAAAGAAACAAAAACTATCACATGTAATGGATACATAGGAGGAACAGGAAGCGATACTTGGTTTAATGACGTAACAGAAGTAGACAATGTAGAGGAAGCAACAGAAGGAGAACCACAGCTAACAGAATTTCCTTTGGAAAATATCGATGATATGAGAATGGATATTCTACAAGCGGTTAAAAATACAACAGCATTCCAGGTAAATAGATTATCACAGGCACCTTATGGATTAGGATTAGCTTGGGGAGGAGATCAAAGTATAAGCAATGGAAATTCATTATTCTATAAAGAATACAGTCAGGAAGGATTAGGAATTAAAACGTACCAAAGTGATTTGTTTAATAATTGGATCAGTACGGAATGGATAGACGGAAGTAATGGAATAAATGAAGTTACAGCAGTAAGTACAGCGGGGAATGAGTTTACAATAGATAGTTTAAACTTAGCGAATAAAGTATATAATATGCTAAACAGAATCGCAATAAGTGGAGGATCTTACGATGATTGGTTAGATGCAGTATATACACATGAAAGAGCGAAAAGTTGTGAAAATCCAGTATATCATGGAAGTTTAATAAAAGAATTAGCATTCGAGGAAGTAGTATCACTAGGAGATACAAACATAGATGGAAACGAACAACCGTTAGGAACGTTAGCGGGTAGAGGAAAACTAACAGGGAAACATAAAGGTGGAAGTGTAAGAATAAAAGTAGATGAGCCATCATACATTTTAGGGATAGTAAGTATAACACCAAGGGTTGATTATTCGCAAGGAAATAAATGGGATACAAACCTAAAAACGATGAACGATCTACATAAACCGGCATTAGACGAAATAGGATATCAAGATTTAATAACAGATCAAATGGCATGGTTTGGAACAGAAGCAGAAAAAGATGGAACGATAAATTATGAAACAGCAGGAAAGCAACCAGCTTGGATAAACTACATGACAAATGTAAATCAAACTAGAGGAAACTTTGCAGTAGATGGAAGGGAAATGTTTATGACATTAAACAGAAGATATGAACAGGGAACAAACGGTATTGAAGATGTAACAACGTATGTAGACCCAAATAAGTATAATCAAATCTTTGCGCAACAAGATTTAAGTAGTCAGAATTTTTGGGTACAAATAAGTAACAATATTACGGCAAGACGAAAAATGAGTGCAAAAGTAATTCCAAATTTATAAGATATGTATAAATATAGAAAAAGTAAAAAAAGTCAATTAAAGAGTGTGGAATTGGTAGAAGGAGAACCGATCGAGCATAAAATTGAAAGAATAGTAAGTAACAAAGAACCGATAACAGATGGAGCGCCTAGTATATTCACAGAAAGAAAAGATGGTGTAGTAAGCGCATATAACATCAGAACGGACAGATGGGAAATTGCAAGTAGTGCAATGGATAAAGTAAGCGGAAGTATTCAAGCAAAAAGGGACGCAAAAGCAAGTAAAAGCGAAGCGAAAGTAATTGAAATGAAAACTGAAATAGATAGCGGAGCTAAGCCAACAATTGGTACAGGAGATGCTAAATAATTAAATAAGGGGGAGCAATCCCCCTTTATAAAGAGCAGTTGGTACGCAATTGTTCTTATATATCAAGAGAATAAGAATCGCTTTAAAAAAGCGCGAAACAAAATAATAAAATGGGAATAGTAAGAGAAATAGTAGGAACAGGAATAGGAATGTTGGCTCAAAATAGCAGAGCAAAAAAGCAACATAACAGACAAAAGGAATTGATGGGAATTCAATTAGGTAATCAAAAAAATTTGAATAAACAGGGACATGAATTACAAATGGACATGTGGAATAAAACAAATTACGGAGCACAAAAAGAACACATGTTAGAAGCTGGGTTAAATCCAGCATTAATGTATGGAATGTCGGGAGGTGGTGGAGCCACAACAGGATCACAGGGAGGTGGATCAGCACAGGGAGGAAATGCATCAGCACCAATGGATATTGGAAATGCATTACAAATGGGCTTAATGGAAGCACAAATAGAAAATATAAAAGCAGATACAAAAGATAAATTATCAAAAGTTCCAGTAAATCATAGTACAACAAATTTAAATAATGCAATAGCAAATTTGAAAAATGTAGAAAGTAATAAAATAGATGAAGAAGCAAATAGGTTAAAAGAACAAACAAGAGAATTAGCAATAAAAAATGAAATAAACGAAGCAACAAAAGATGAACAAATAAAAACAATAGAACTGAATGCAATAAACGGAGCAATAAAAAATGCACTAGATAAAGCTAATAAAAGGTTAAGTGATGAAAAATTAAGAGAAGTAAGTCATGAGATAAAAAGAAAATGGACAGAAACAGGAATAAAAGGAATACAAACAATTCTAAACGGAGTAATAGGATTAACAGGAGCAGGTAAAGTAGGCGAAATAATAGGAAAAGTCTTAGGAGATAAAAAAAAGAAGAAAGTAATAGGAGAGATAAACACTGAATCTCTAGAAAAATGGAACAAAAATAAAGAATGATGATAGATATAATAATAGGAAAAATAAGAAGCATATGGGATTGGAGATATAAAAAATGAAATATGTGTTTATATCCGAAATTAATAAAGAATAGAAAATATGTAGCTAATAAGAAGAATAAGGGGGTCATACCCCCTATTCTAGATAAAAGGGTACTAATGGTACCAGTAGGATGTGGAAAGTGTATGGAGTGTAAAAAACAAAAGGCAAGAAATTGGCAAGTAAGACTTCAAGAAGATATAAGAGAAAATAAAAATGGAAAATTTGTAACATATACATTTAATGACCATGAGTTACAGAAATTAGATAATGAAGTAAAAGGATTGACAGGATATGAAAGAGATAATGAAATATGTAGACTTGCAGTAAGAAGATATACAGAAAGATGGAGAAAAAAATATGGAAAAACATTAAGACATTGGTTGGTGACGGAATTGGGGCATCAAAATACGGAAAGAGTGCATATGCACGGTATCGTATGGACAGACGAAGTGAAGGATATAGAAAAGATATGGAAATATGGGAAAATATGGATTGGAAACTATGTAAATGCGAAGACGATAAACTATATTGTGAAATATGTGAATAAAGTAGATGAAAAACACAAAGAATATAATAGTAAAATATATGCGAGTAAAGGACTTGGGAAAGGATATGTAGAAAGAAAAGATTTCAAAAGGAATAAGTATAATAATGATAAAACAATAGAAACATACAGAACCAGAGAAGGTATAGAAATAGCGTTGCCAATATATTATAGAAATAAAAGGTATAATGAAGAAGAAAAAGAAAACCTATGGCTACAAAAATTGGATAAAGAAGAAAGATATGTAAATGGAATAAAAGTAGATATAAGTAAAGGAGAAGATGAATATTATAAATTGCTAGAGCAAGAAAGAAAAAAAAATAAAAGATTGGGGTATGGAAACGACGCGAAAAATTGGGAATTAAAAAGATATGAAAACGAGAGAAGAAATATAAAAAAAAAGGAAAGA